GGTAGATGCGTTTTCTTCTCTGGGGGACTCCCCAAAATTGAGCATCAAATTGTCGCCAAGCAAGGGAGTAACCATCTCCCAAGATTTTGCCTGCAGGTTTCCACTTGCTAGGTTTAGGCACAGACACGGAGCAATCTTTAATTTTACAGATTTCTTCGAGGACAACTCTAAAGTCTTCTCCCTTGTTTGAACTAAAGGTCCCTGGCACATTTTCCCAAACGATAAATCTTGGCTTTTGCCCATCCGTCTTATTCCTCATTTCTTTTATAATTCTAATGGCCTCATAAAATAATCTTGACTTTGAACCACCTAATCCATCACGCTTACCGGCGATACTCATATCCTGACAGGGACTACCAAAGGTAATGATATCTACTGGTTCTAGTTCTCCACCATTTATTTTAGAAATATCTCCATAATGCTTTACTTGTGGTAATCTTTTCGTTGTAACCCTAATTGGAAAAGGTTCAATTTCCGAGCTCCAAATAGGTCTAATCCCAGATAATAATCCACCCAAAGGAAAACCCCCGGAACCATCAAATAAGCTACCGAGGGTTAGACTACTATTATTTCCCATGAGCATCCTCCACCTCTTTGACAAGCTCTGAATAAGTGAGTTTCACGCCGTTTCGAATCGTAAATACATTGTCCACATCGCCCGTATCTTCTACATAACGCCTAAGAATTACTGACGCATATTTTTCATCAAGTTCCATGGTATAACAGATACGATTCGTTTTCTCACACGCCATTAAAGTAGAACCACTGCCACCAAAAGTATCTATAATAACAGCATTTTCTCGGCTCGAGTTACCAATAGGGTAAGCAAGTAAATCAAGGGGTTTTGAAGTTGGATGATTGTTATTCTTCTTTGGTTTATCAAAATTCCAAATGGTAGTTTGACTTCGTCCTGCCGCCTTGCTCCAGTAATGTTTACCGGGCAGGAAGCCATAGAGAACTGGTTCATGTTGCCACTGATAGTCACTTCTACCTAATACAAGTGAATTTTTTACCCAAATACAGCAGCCACTTAATCTAAACCCTGCATCTAAAAAAGCTCGTCTAAAATTCAAGCCTTCTGTGTCTGCATGAAAAATATAAGCAGCACCACCACTTTCAAGATAGTTTGCCATATTTTTAAAAGCAGCGAGTAAAAACTCATAAAATTTATCAGTAGTCATCTTATCATTTTTTATAGAAAGACCATCAGAGCTCTCAAAAGCCACATTGTAAGGCGGATCCGTAATAACTAGGTTCGCTTTCTTTCCATCCATAAGAGTGGACACATCAACACTTGCAGTAGCATCACCACACATAAGCCTATGTCGCCCTACCGTCCAGATATCACCTTTTTCTACAAAAGTTGCCTTTTCAAGAGCTGCTGATAAATCATAGCCATCATCTTTTATATCCGATGTATCATCCGTTCCAAACAAATCGGCAAGTTCATTTTCATCAAAGCCTGTGAATCCTATATCAAAACCGTCAGCTTGAAGTGACTCAATTTCAATACGAAGAAGTTCTTCATCCCACCCTGCATCCATAGCCATTCGGTTATCCGCCAAAATATAGGCTTTCTTCTGACTTTCCGTCAAATAGTCTACCAACACACATGGCACCTCTTTAAGCCCCTCTTCCTTGGCAGCCATAATTCTACCGTGTCCAGCAATTACGTTATAATCACTATCGATAATAACAGGGTTGATAAAACCAAACTCTCGTAAACTAGAACGAAGTTTCATAATTTGTTCCGCAGAATGCGTTCGTGCATTATTCACATAAGGTACTAACTTCGAAACTGCTACCATCTGCATTTCAGTTGTTGTTTTACTCATCATTACCTCCCTTCCCTTGCTCTTAAAAGCCGTTCCATCAAATCATCTTGTGGAGCCGTTTCATCATAATCTGTACTACAATTTTCCTTTACAATCTGAAAAATTTCATTCCAAAGCCGTACGGCTTGATTCATGTAATTAATGCCAATATTAATGAATGGAGATGGAATCGGTTTTTGTGTCGTTGGATGCTTTGACAAGAATCCTAGGCGGTTCGTCATTTCTTCACACTGAATCCAACGAGCAGAACACATGGCATATCGCTCAATAAGTTGGACAGATACCTTCGATGCACAACCTATTTTCTTTAACCACCGCCAAGTTTCTTCATAAATCTCTGATGCTTGTAGCTCTGAACCATCGCGTTGTTCTGCCGATAAGAAATCATGAGGCTTTGGCATTTCGACACCTTCAACTTCAGGAATATCTAGTATCTCCAATTTTCTTCCGCCTGGATTTCCATTACTTACTTTATCTTTAACAGCTGTTTTCTTCCGTCCAGCACCTGGTCTGGCACCTCCACGACCACCTATATTATTTGATTTTGTAGGCACTTTTTATCCCTCCTTTATTACCCTTTTGATTTCGCAGTTTTTACACACGAAAGCACCCGCCGTTGTCCACATAAAACCATTTTTAAGATTTGACCGCCCCCGACCGGCACACGTCTTTATCTATCTCCCATCTCAAGATGTATCTTTGTGTGACATGACTGGCACAAGGACATCAAGTTATCTGTGCTATGCGTCCCGCCTTTTGACAGTGGCACAATATGATGAACTTCCTCTACAGGTACTGACTTACCATGTGTAAAGCACATCTCACAGAAAGGGTGAGCTTTAACATAACGGTCACGGATTCGTTTCCATGCTCGGCCGTACTTTTTGTTAATATCTGTAGGACGCTCATAGGTCTGATACTGTTTATCCATGACTTTCTTATGCTCAGCACAATAGGTACTCTTCTCTTCTGCCAATTTGGGACACCCTGGATACGCACAGCATCTCCTTGGTTTTCTCGGCATCTCTTCCTCCTTTATCTATGACAAAAGCCTTCACAGGATTACTCCTATGAAGGCTTTATTAATTTCTATTCTTACAGCTTAATACTATCACATCCGTGGAGGCGAACTCTAGATGAAGTAGGGTGAACTGGGGCGAACTAGGGTGAAGTGGGGTGAAGTATTTCAAAATGAGTCAAGGCCTTAACATGAATCATCTGTGTCCATCGAAGGGTATAATGCATCTTCTTTGCAATGTCTTTCATGGATAGCAATATAACATAGCGATACCTAAGTACCATAGCCTCAGTTTCATCCGTGAGCACCTCAATAGCTTTATCTATTTCAGCTTTTAATCTTTCCAGTTCTAAATAATCAGTCTTTATTTCAACCCTCAGTTCATCTGCTTTTTGTAGATATCTTACAAAGGGTGCCTCTGTATTTTTAGAGGCTGAGTAATGCTCTTCAAAGCCTGGTGATGTTACGGAATTTGCAAGTTCCCTATAATACATTGCCTTTTGTTCTTTTACGGTAATCTTCCGTTTTAGAGTATAGACTTGATTCAAAAATTCCTTAGCCTCCATTACAACCTCCAGCAAGTCTTGCTTTAACAGCTTCAATCAAGTCATCTTGGGTTTTAGCTTTAAGCCGTAAAGCTTGCATGACATCTTCATCAATTGTATCTTTGGTAATAATGTGATGAATAACAACCGTATCTCTCTGACCTTGTCGCCATAATCGTGCATTGGTCTGTTGGTAAAGTTCGAGTGACCAAGTCAAACCAAACCATATAAGCGTAGAACCACCAGCCTGTAGGTTTAAACCATGTCCTGCACTAGCTGGATGAATCAACGCTACCGGAATACATCCACCATTCCATGCTTTTATATCTCTTGAGGTCTTAATCTCACGCACGTTGAATCTAGCTTTAATACGTTCTAGATCATGCTTATACCAATAAGCAATTAAGACAGGTTTACCATTCGCCCCTTCGATTAAATCTTCAAGGGCATCCAGCTTACGGTCATGAATAGACATAGCTATCTTATCCTCATTGTAGATAGCACCATTAGCCATCTGCAAAAGTTTGCCTGAAAGTGCGGCCGCATTCGCTGCATCAATTTCAGTGTCTTCTAATGATATAACTAGATCTTTTCTAAAAGCCTCATAAGTAGACCGTTCCTTATCTGAAAGTTTAACCTCCACTTCGTTCATCATACAGGGTGGCAAGTTTAGAAAGTCACTAGACTTCATAGAAATTGTAATATCCGATATCAGTCTATAAATAGCATCCTCTGCACTTGGTCTTGGTTTGTAAGAAAAGACCATCTGCTGATTTCGTTTATCGGGTACAAAGAAGGTATTTCTATAACCAGTAATAAACCTACCTAACCGCTCACCCCTATCAAGAAGTCGAAACTGCGCCCATAAATCCATAAGACCATTACTGCTAGGTGTACCCGTGAGTCCTACTATTCGTTTTATCTTCGGTCTTACTTTTAAAAGGCTTTTAAAGCGTTTAGCAGAGTTTGACTTAAAAGACGACAGTTCATCAATGACAACCATATCAAAATCAAAGAGAAATCCGCTCTTGTTAATAAGCCAATCCACATTTTCACGGTTAATCAGATATATATCTGCCTGCGTTCTAAGGCCTACCATGCGCTCTTGCTCTGAGCCAATGACAAGTGAATAGCTTAGTCCCTTTAAATGGTCCCACTTCTCTATTTCACTAGGCCAAGTATCTCTTGCAACACGTAAAGGTGCAATCACCAAAACCTTTCTGACCTCAAAGGAATTGAATAATAAATCATAGATAGCTGTCAGTGCAATCACGCTCTTACCCATACCACAATCGAGAAATACCGCCGCTACAGGATGTTCTAGTACAAATCTCATAGCGTACTGCTGATAGTCATGAGGCTTGTATTGCATCAATAATACCTCCTATCATCTCCTCGTTATCCACCACATAACAAGGAAAGTCTAACCGAGAGAGTTCTTGTATTCGTCTTAACTGTAAGGGTCTTGGTTCTTTACCAGGAGCCTTGAGTTCCACAAAAGCCATCCGCCCTAAAGGAAGGAGTACCAATCTATCTGGCACCCCATCAAAGCCTGGCGATGTAAATTTAAGGCACATACCACCTATCTGCTTTACAGCTTTTACAAGCTTTTGTTCTATATCTTTTTCACGCATCTACGCTACCTCCATCAATGACATTTATAGGGTGTGACACTTTACGACTGTCATTTCCTATATATTTATATAGGCTTATTTTTTTAGCTCTATAGAAAAGGATAGTATATGATAGTCATCAAGTGACACACCTACTAATATTAGGTTTCTGCCGTAAAGTCAGATTTCAATTTTAACCCCTTGATGTATCTACCTTTTCGGTTACGGAATCTTTCATACCCAGCCACTTCCAAGGCCGTATAGAAATCTGTTGTACTTCTTGCATATTCTCCCATCTGATTGCAAAAGATACGATACTCGTTATAGACGTCACCAGATTTTTCGGAGTAGCTTTCATCCACTTCACACCGTTCATGTAAGAACGAGCCTAGCCAGTCATTATTGTCCTTATATTGCTCAATGGCATCACGTACTTTTTGAGGTGGTTCGATTTTATAGTTATCTGCAATCACTTTTCGTGCCCCCTCAATCACCCAGGTAAGGATAGCACCTCCCGCCTTTTCATAAAGGTAATCTGCGTAGTTCTTAATATCCGCACTGCCTTCAATCTTGGCATCAAAAGGAATAACAATAAGTCGCCTCCATGTGCCTTTATCAATAGCACCAACCTTGGGAAGATGGTTGGTATACAGTACTAGTGTATGTGTTGGTGTATAGGAGAAAGGATCTTTGTACTTCTTCTCTGCATAGATTTCATCGGTCGAACAAAGTTGTTTAACATTGGCTGTATTAAGCCGCATCCCTTCTTCAAGTTCTGCTGCAATCAGCATCCGTTTACCTTTAGCCTCAGCCAGTTCCGGCTTTACATTTCTACGGCACCCAACCGTCAGCATATCTGCGGAGATATTACCCGAGTATGTACCAAGCACCTTGGCTATTACATTCCAGAAAGTCGACTTACCATTTCGCCCTTCTCCGTAAGCAATAATGAGCGCCTCTACATAAACTTTCCCAATAGCAGATAAGCCTACCATTTTTTGCACATACTCAATAAGGTCAGCATCCTCTAAGAAAAAAGTAGTAAGAGCTGCTTCCCAGATATCTAAACCAGCTTCTGATGGATCAAGGCTTGTCTGTTTGGTAATAAAGTGTTCCGATTGATGTTCCATGGGGAATTGGATACCTTGACGAAGGTCATAGGTAAAAGTCGGTGTATTTAACATAAACTCATCAGCATCAAGGTTTCTTTGTTCTACCTCAAGCATAGGCCGTGCCTCTTTTAGGGTGGCTGCAATATTCTTGGAATCTCTGCGTTTGATGGCATACTTCTTGTAAGCCACTGCACTTTCATAAAGTTCAAAGGCATGAGCCTGCTCTTGACTCATCATTTGGCTTGCCTTTTTTCCTCCAACAGACACTAACATCTCCATGCCACCATTCTTTACGAGTACATCCATGGCTTTTTCTATCTCTATTTCAGCCTCTGCCAGCTGTCGTTCCGTTAAGTCCTGTGAAATGCCTTGGGACTTTGGTTTTGACTCTTCCCAAAAACTACCGTTGTAGACCAAATAATCCGTAGACGGTGAATACCGAAGAATATCACTATATTCTTTAGCAAGCACCATTGCCTGTCCCACATCTGAAAAGTCTGCAGGCTTTAACCTGCAATCAGAGTTGTACTGCTCGGGGGGAATATAACCTTCTTGTCTACTAACTTTGTTACCGAACTTGGATGCACTACGCCAGATAAGTTGAAGTTCACTATCTGCTAAAGGAGGATTACAAAATTCTGCCTTTTTCAGAAATAGCTGATAAGCCTCATCCATGTTCCCAAACCGCTTGATAATTTTACCTGCAATATGACTCATAGTAGAGTTCCGACTACCTTCACTAATTTCTTCGGTAGCCGCATCAAAATCTGCAAAGGCATCATCTTCTAAATACTCAAGAATACTCTGACTGCCTTCATAGAACTCTACTGCCCCTGAAGCATTGCCATATAAAAACCTAGCGGAATCTAGGGCATTGCTATCGTAATAAGGAAAAACTGTAGCAATCTGCTGTTTCATAGCCGCATAGCTTTCTTCATCCATAACCTTTTGTATAGGGAAGAGCACATGAAATCTCGGTCTTGCAGATTTATTTCCCTTTGGCTGATTGTGACTTCGACTATAGGATGCAGCAAAAGCTACACCTGGAATAGAAAGAGCTATATCTAAGGGAGTTATCCAATCATTTGGGTTTTCTGAATGGTCGTTATCACAATCAAAGGGAATACAATCTGATTCCTCAAAATTGTCCTTACTACGGTAATAGCCTTTATACTTAGCTGTTACATGATCCATTTTAATTGCCTGGCTAAAGGAATCCTTATCTTTAATAGACATTTTGTTAGGATACAAACAGTTACCACTATTACCAACACAATTTGCCGTATACACAGTAAACTCAAGCATATGCATCTACCTCCATCATGGCATGGTCGAACCATTTAATTTTCATCCGCCGCTTCCTAGCAAGACCAATCTCACGAGCCATCCCCCGGCTCACAATGCCACCAAATACCCACAGCTCCGTACATTTACCAAGAAGTACATAGTTAAAGTGCATAGCTAGTTCTCGTTCTAACTCATTCGTATCATCCATAAATTGTGGGTACAAAAGATGTGGTGTTATGGGAATAGCCTGACCATCTACTGTAAAACGGCTATATTTCTTAGCGTTCTTTACATTGTTTTTAATATCACCGGCATAGGGACTACATACATATACCAAAGGTAGATAGGCAGCCTTTTTATCAGCTGCCACCTCCTCTTTTTGAACCTGAGTAAGCGCCTCATAGGTCGTTGGGTCATAGTACCCCTCTGCATTAAACTTGTTAATTCCCATAACGCTTATGCCTCCTGCTCAATAAGCGGATAAATTCCTTCATTCTTCAAAAGGTCATATAGGAAGAGTCTACCCTTTTGTGTCCAGTAGGTATGCATCACACTTCTGTTCTCATTAACTGCGTACGTTCTAGACTGGGTATAGCCACACTCTGCATAGTGCTGATATAAAATCCAAGTTTTTCTAAGCTTATACTGGATACCAAGGCCATGAAGCAACTCATTGAACTTACGCCCGCTCATGCCATAATCCTTAGCAATCTGTGTAATCGGTACGGTGTTGGTGTTTTGTAAAATTAAATCATAATAGCTTGCCTTAGGTTGCATTTCTGCTATTTGTTGCTGCTGTGCTAAGGTTAAACATTCAAACTGCTTTCTTTTCTCACGTTCTTCTTTAAGCTGCATAAGTGCTGCAATGGCAAGGTCTGGATTCTCCAAAATCTCATCAATCGCATACATACCATGCTTACGGATAGCCGGTAACACTTCTGCTGTCACCCAACGCTTGAACGCTTTTGCTTTTGGCATCTTGCTAGAAAGGATAAGACTATATAGGCCAGATTCGTTAATCACAATCAAATTCTGTGTCCCACCAGGGGTGACCGTTTCGTTCACCCCTTTGTCTTCTTCATCCACATGTTCTCGGATAGCTTTTAGAGGATTGCTATAACCTAAGATATTAGCTACATCCTTGCCAACAAACATAACCTCACCATTTACCATTGTGGTTCTTACAGATCCAAACTCTGTGCTGTTAAATACTTGTAATTCCATCCGAATTACCTCCTTAATCAAATTAAATTATGGGAGGGCCTTTTCCCTCCTACTTAGTAGCCTTGGGAAAAGGGTTAAAAGGACGTTTTTGAAAAAACTTTTTTTAAAGTATTGATGGCTCGTCTATATCGATGACTAACATTGTTAGCTTTATCTCCAATAGAGGCTGCATACTCAGCTACAGTCTGACCATCAAGTACAATGGCAATCACCATATCTGCTATATCTGGTTTTAAGACTTCACGAAGTTTCGTACAAACAGATTCATACGCCCACTGATTTTCACGTTCGATGGTATCTTTACAAAAAATCCTAGGGTCGATAACTTCATCCATCAAAGGTTCAGCTGTATCAATCTCATCTGTTTTGTCATTCGTTTGTGACTTGCTATTACCTAGGTGACGGTCATGCTGGTGCCAATTGTTGTAGTCTGGCCTGTTGAATTTGACCTCAACCTCCTTTTGAATCCTCTTTTCGTAATCGACTTCACTTTCATCTACTGAAATGGAAATATTTAACCACTCTTCAAGCTCCACTGTTTCAACCTCAATAGTCTGGTATGCATTCTCGTAACGCATCTTAATCTTCATAGTGTTCCTGTCCCTTTCTGCCTGGTTCTTGCAGAAGGGCACAGGAAACAAATAAAGGTCGGTACTTTTAGAAGTACCGACCTAAAGAGCCTAATAAGCCAAAATTAAGCATAAGGAATTAAGGGTACTTCTATCGTACCCATCCATAGGTTGTCCTATAAATGGTACCGATATCTGTATCCCAATGCCCTTATAGCTAATCAGGCCTTGTGATATTGTTTTTTTAAGTGTCTCTTGCACTTAGTTGAATCCACTGTATGAACTCAACTAAAATTCGTAAAGAAAGCAAATCTTGCTGATTTCATCCCACATCTCTGCGAACGCATATTTTTACATTTTAGAAGTGTAGATTTCTGCATCCTTTTCTGATATAATGGAGTGTAGACAAATTCCCAAATACATCCTCTCAAGTAGCAAGCACTCGCTGTTTGCTTTTTACACTTCTCATTATAGATTGTTGGGTCGGTAGAACTTGGTAGTGGCTGGTAGGCTTCGGTAGGCTTGGGTTGAAATAAAGAAAGAGGTGGATTATGGAATTCACAGAATTTGCACAAAAAATAAAACCCATCATCGGCGGTTCATACAGCACTCATGTCTTTACTAGGACACTGTTTGAATCAATCATCACCGAAGAGGGGTTATTACAAATTGAAGATATAAGCGAAAACACTTTTAAGGCCTATTACAACGGTCAAACCAAAATAACGAAAATTTCTCAACGTATTTTGCCTCACATAGATCCAGAACAATTTATCGCATATTTGGACGGTTTCCCGGAAGCTACAACACAAAGACTATGCGACACATTTGAATCTGATATCGAGGGGATTGACCTATATAATGCAGCCGAGAATATTGCATATCATTTTGAAAAGATCCTTACAACGGCTGCCATACAAAAAAGAAAAAGCACTCCGAAGAGTGCTGATAAAACCCCACATGATATTCTTGAAGAAAAGATACTGGCATCTGGACAGGCAGTAGCCGATGCGTGGGGTAACGCAGTAAGCAACCTGGCATATGGATTAAATGGTAACAATACTGCCGGAACAACAAGTGTTCAGGTTCCAGAAGAACAGGCAGATGAATCTCCATATTCTTCAGAAGATAACCTGCTGCTTCAAGAGTTTACAACAGATTATGACGAAATCATGTTTGCTCTCATCGGAGAGAATTATGCTATGTCATTAATCGACATGACTCTGCCTCATAAAATAAAAGACTTGTATGATACCAAATGGATTTCAAAAGCTGATGCATTTGCTGATCCGTCTTTAAAATCGTATGTTTTTAGTCTGCTTGGCGAACTAAACAACATAAGTAATAGTTTTTTAGATGGTGGCTCCAGTACTCCCTTTTCTGGAAGTGCTAGAACCAAAATACGAAATCTGTATGTAAAGCTTCATCCAGATCAATTTGCAGGAGCATTTCCGTATGATGCATTTATCGATGATTGGGATGATGGAGAATATTTTTAATCGGAAAGGAGGATGTTGATGCCATCGATTGATGAATCCATCCGTAAAATAGACAACGTCATATGTAGGCATTTAGATGAAATAGAAAACAATTCTCGTGGTGCTATTTCTCAAGACATTTTAGAGCAGCTGACAAAGTTCGTAAATCATGTCATGCTCAAGTTTTATGCCAACGGCAGAGAAATACCTATCACTGCCGAAAACATAGCAAAGGCCACAGAGTATGCACAGATAAACAGTGATCTGTACACTTTATATAAATTCCATAATTACCTGGAAGTAGTCACCACACAATATACATTGGATGAAGACGGCTCCGAACGATTAATGCTTAAGTATTACCAATACCTGTTAGAAGCGAAGAATCTTATCTCCTACTACTTTGGTATTGAGGTACTGCATAATTTAGATAAGTTCCCTCTTCATTTAGATGATACCTTACAGGAATACTATAAAAAGATTTCTGAAAAAATAGAACGATATCCAGTTGAATTCAAAGCTGAAAAAAATGACAAGTACTATATTCAGAAAATCAAGCCACTGTTTGTTAACAGACACATATATTATGAAATCACATTTACACCAATAGATGATAGAAAAAACAAGTCCAAATCTAACAGAGTAATTGCTTTTACTAAACTTCCAATCAAAAGCAATTACGCATCAAAGTTTCATCTCGTACATGAGACTATCGAGATATTAGGAAAAACAATGCCTATCATCATTATTGACGGCTGGGAGGTATCCATTCGTGACTGTGAATTTCAAAATTTTATTAAACTGATAAAAGGAGAGAAAAAACGAGTACCATATCCAGAGCAACGCTTAATCTGTGAGTTCCTTACCAGAACAAAATACACTTTGACTGCTCTAATGGACTTCCCGGATAAAGCATATGATAGGCTTACTCTTGAATGGAAAAATAACCTTAAATCTATGGTATTTATTCCTATTTTAGATTACTGCAGAGAACTTATCCGAAATGGTCGTAATGGAAAGAATGTGCTGCGATACCTTCTCTATAACATGAACAATGTTATTATTAAAGGCCAATATTCAGACGGATACTATAGCAAATACTATGAAGAATGGATACACGCCGGAAACAGTCATCTTTCTAATTTGTACTTATCAAACGGTTGTAGGCAGTTTGACTCTTTGCCATTTAACAGATCTCCTGTTGGCCATAATCCAAAATTAGGTGCTGTTTTTGATTGTATTCCGTGTAAAGACAAACGCCCGGAATTGTTCGCAAGGTTTATAAGGAATAACACTGAAGGCAGAGGACAACTCTTTACTGATGTTGATGAACTAGGTAATTTTCCTGATTACCCAAGACTCATCGAACAGTATAACGACAGCCTTTATTCAGGGCACAGACCTGAAAGTGATTTAATGCTTGAACATAATCAAGTATTTATAAACGATTACAAACTCGATACTTGCACTGTAATTGAAAAATTACAGGAGTTGTCAGAATCCGGTATCGAAAATTACAGTGACGATGTTGAATTTTGGCTACTATTCGGCGATTACGAAATTGACTGCGATGAAAAGAAAGACATTATCACCCGTATTTTTTCGGAATCAAAGGTTGGTGTGATATACGGTTCAGCAGGTGTAGGAAAATCTACGCTAATAAACCATGTTTCTCACTACTTAAATGATGATTCTAAACTATACCTTACACAAACGAATCCAGCCAAAGAGAACTTGATGCGAAAGATCGATGCTGAAAATACTACTTTTTCAACAATTGAAAGTTTCAAACATCAAGGCTCTGCTTTTATGAAATATAAATTATTGGTTATCGATGAGTGTAGTACCGTAAGCAATAAAGATATGGTTGAGGTTCTTCAAAAGGCAAATTTTGAAATGCTTTTATTGGTTGGAAATACTTATCAGATTGATGCCATTCAATTTGGAAATTGGTTCTCGGTATTAAAAGCATTTTTACCAGAAAGTGCTGTATTTGAACTCACCCAGCCCCATCGAACCAAGGATGAACGATTACTTGAACTGTGGGATAAGGTCAGACAGATGGATGATACTGCAAAAGAAGTCATCGAAAGAGAAAGTTACTCCTTAAAAGTAGATGAATCCCTTCTCTCTTCTCTTGAACATGGAGAGGCTATCCTCTGCCTAAACTACGATGGTTTATATGGAATCAACAACATCAATAGATTCCTACAGGAAAGCAATCCTAATCCTGCTGTTCAATGGGACATTCAACAGTATAAAGTTGGAGACCCGATTCTCTTCCTTGATTCAGATAGGTTCTTCCCTGTCATACACAATAATATGAAGGGAATAATCAAGGGAATAGAAATCTTAGACCCCGGCACTCATGAAGAACGCATTCAGTTTGATGTTGAGATACCTAAGGCAGTAGATGAAGGTGATCTCTGGCGTATTAATCTCGAACTACTTGAATGTTGGGAAAGCGAAGGAAAATCGTTAGTAAGATTTTGTGTACACAAATTAAAGAGTGCTGACGAAGATGGAGATGAAAGTACCTCATTCACTGTTGTACCATTCCAAATTGCTTATGCTGTATCAATACACAAAGCACAAGGTCTCGAATATGACTCTGTAAAGATAGTTATTACCGATGAGGTAGAAGAATTAGTAACTCACAATATCTTCTACACTGCTATCACAAGAGCCAGAGAAAAATTAAAAATCTACTGGACTCCTGAAGTCGAGGAAAAGGTTATTAACCGAATCAGACCACGAGATATCAGTAAAGATGTCGAACTCTTGAAAAACTATCTCACAGAAAAACAGCAAGAAGAATCATTTGATTTTTGGTTGTAAAGCAAGGAGGTTGATTATGCGAATCAGTTACAACAAATTATGGAAGATGTTAATTGACAAAGAAATGAATAGAAACGACCTTAAGGAGGCTGCCGGAATCAGTGCAGCTTCCATTGCCAAACTCGGCAAGGGTGCAAACATTACAACTGATGTTCTTCTCAAAATCTGTGAGGCTATGGATTGTAAGCTGGAAGACATCATGGAAACAATAAAGGATTAACCAAGGAGGAAATACAAATGAGTCAGAACATTATAGAATATGCTAGGGAACTATCCGTAAGCAAATTATTTGATACTAATGGTTTTTCTTCAGTATGGAATACATGGAAAGGCAAAATTAATGCTGATATTTTTAATTCTGCCCCTCCGACCGAACATCAAATTTATTCAATCGGAGACAACTTAAGAGATATTTTCAGAACTACTGGACAAGCTGGAAGAAGTCAAAGCGATGTTGCGGGTGGTGGTGCAAATTGGGAGGCTTTAGTCTGTTGGTATCTAAATCTCTGTTTAATCGGAAGAAGAACCTTTGTGATTAAGCATAATAGAGAATTAATACCAGAACCTGTAAATAAAGCTATTACTGTAAATTACGGTAACTTTAGATCTAATACGGAATCTGATTTAATAGCAATCACATTTCCTGACAAGCCAGAATATAGTATGGATAAAGACAACATCAACATTAACGATACAAACGGTAATCCTGTAGCAACATATTCAGGACGAACATATCAGTTTTTGCCAATTCTAAATGCATTAGTATCTAGAGATTTTGATGATATTGAAATCCACATCATTCAGTGCAAGACAAACTGGAACGATAATGCCCAAATTCCTATGTTATGGGATGCTGTTTATTCTGCTAATACCTTTAGAAACGGAATATCTGTCGGCTCCGATGGTTACTCAATTCATGATGCTAAAAGATTTACATATTCATTTATTACTGTACCATCAAACCAACTCGTGAAAAACGGACGTCAGCAGTATAAGAATACTTCCACTGCTGTTTTGAGAGTTATCAATCTTTCTGGTGGAAACTACTGGGGATTACCGTCTTCTGCTGGTGTTGCTAGTTCCATAAAGGAATTAGTTGAACGAAATTTAAAAACCGGGCATAACAACGGAATCATTTCTACGATTCGTACTGCTCTGCCCGATTTAAGTACAACATATAGTTATTTCAATCTTTTATAAGACCTTTAAGATTTCCTCCGCTATTGCTTTTGCCAGTAGTGGAGGAACTGCATTTCCTACCTGAGTAAATTGAGGTACTTCGACTCTTCTCCTTAAACCTCCTGTGGTTCTTTTTCCTAAAAATTCAAACGAATCATCGAAAGATTGGCATCTGGCCATTTCACGAACACTAAACGTTCTATCTTCCCAAGGACTAATATAGTCATCAGCTATTGTCACCACCGTTGCCGATGGTTGATCAGATGCCCAACGCTGCCTAATGTTTTTCTTTGTCAGCAGCACCTCTGCTTGTTCTTTCGTTGCCTTTCCACTCTTAAAGAGCTTAACAACATCAGCTGCTTTCATAGCAAACTGTTCACAACAGAGTTCAATTAATGCAGGTTTATCAGAAATATCTATGCCTTCTTCTAATACACGCTTCTTAAGATTTGAACCACTCTCACCTTGTCTGAACAGTCCAAATCTTTCACCAACTACTGCCGTCTGCTTTGGCAGCTCCATATTCATATGTACTTCTGCCTTTATTGGTTTTCCATCCATAGCAGGTGTTCTTCCGTTTATACTAGCTAACTGATATGGGGTTAGCTCTTTACAGACTCCTTCACGCACATTGTCATCAACGATTAAATCACCAATGGCATCCTGCAATGTAAGATAGTTTTCCGGTTTTACTGTTGGTGTAGGATACTCTGGCGGAATCAATCCTCGTCTATATCCAATAAAAATTATTCTGTTTCTTCTTTGAGGAACTCCAAAATCAGCGGCATTTAAGATTCTCGGTTCTAAAGTATCGTATCCAATCTCATGAAGTTCACTTCTTAAAATGTCTGGTGTAACACTTCCATCAGGATATTCTATTCCAGTAATACCTTTGTATCCCAAAAACTGCATATCAACGAAGCCTTCAACATTCTCCAATACGATGTACTTTGGCTTAACCTCATTTATCACCCTGACATACTCGCCAAACAGCATATTTCTCGGATCTGATTTATCTCTTCTCCCTGCTCTTGAAAATCCTTGACAGCTTGGACCACCAATCATTAAATCAATTTCAGGCAACTCTTTCCCTTTAAAGATTTCCAAAGAAGCAATACTATTCCAAATAACCTCACCAGTCAAATTTCTAATATCTGCCCTTTCAAACCAGGTATTTTTACCTTGAATTAGTCCTAACTGTTCGTGTCTGTGTTTATAAGTAACTTCGACCATATCACTTATGTCTGAACTAAACAATATATGAAAACCGGCTTGAATCAGTCCTTCAGAGCATCCTCCTGCTCCACAGAACAAATCAATAGCATAAGCCATGTTATCCCTCCTCAAAATAATCTATAATAATTATACTCGATGGGCTTTGAAAAGTCCAGGAGTTTATGCTATAATGCCATTATTTTTTCATCATAGCAAGTAGCATTTTAAATGTGATGAAATATCAAAAATTCATACAGATTTTCGTGTTTCAAACACAAATGATAAGTGGCAACATCTTTGTCTGCCCAACCTAATCTCAATATTCCTATCTACCCAACTATAAAATTCAGATGGATTTATCTGGGTTTTTTCTACTTTTTCAGGACTTGATTTTCAACTATCGAAACACCGAAAAAGCCTTATATTTCAAGCATTTTCACACTATCAATTATGTACTTTAGTCAACAGAACCACGCTCTCAACATGAAATACCTAGGCTATTCCAAAATATACCTATAAGCACTAAAATTCCACCATTTTTATGACCTTCGTAACAATTTCATCAACTCGCCATTTGATTTTTGATTAGGCTATTTAGCAGCATAACCTGCAATTTATCAAAGAAATATAACATCGCATAATAAACAAACCGCAAAGCTCATATTTTGAAAACAAACCCATGGTACAATAAAAAAGTATGTATAGAGCCTCAAATGCAATATTCAAGCGTTCACAATTCTATTACTTATAGTCCGAGTGCAGTTTTAACGGATTGATAGTCCCATTCGTGCTTGCCATCTTTCATTTTTTTCATTGCAGCATGCGTTCCATAGTCTTTGATTGAATCAGGACATTTTGATTTATCAACAGCAGCAGCGTTATATAGGATTACAAACCTCAAGTCTTTGCTGTCTCGAACAGCCTTTTTGCATTCGTATTCTATAAAACTGTCGTTACTAATGGTATGCCCTGTAGAGCACTTGCCGTTTTTATAATTTTTGCAATATGTACACTCGCCAGCTCTACGACTTTTTGTATTGCTACCCACAATAAGAATAAAAGTTTTATGAAGCATTCATTCTTATATCAAGTGATGCCTTAATACTACAATTTAAGCTATCATCGCTCGATTGAGTCAGAACATGTGCGTCAGTGAATGATAGGCTCCATTTTTCACCATCGTTCCTCTCGTACAATTTATCAATTGCAGTTTCGTCTCCATCCCAATCCGCTACTAGATATGTTCTTGTCCTATATGTAGCCATTTTGCATTCTCCTTTATTCTTTTGAATTTCAAATTATGTATTATCTTGCATACCAAATTTTTTTCAAAATTCATTCTTGAAAAGACTTTAGTGCTTGTAAGTTAATTTTATCTCGTTTTCCATTGTAAACAACTATTTTAACCTTCGATGGATATGTGAACTTTATCCTGCTCACTTTAAAAGACCAAATGATCAATTCAAGTAGTTCTTGGTCAGAAACCATATCATACTTTTTAAAACGTGTAATTCCAGAACCGAAGACAGGAATTGCAATCGTTTTGCCAGCGTATACTCGATCAACTTCATCCCAAAACGCTAACAAGAACGATATATACTCATGCATATCAATATAGGCTTTGTTATCAACATCAAAATGAGTTAACGCTGTAAGAAGATAATCTCCCACAACACACACTGACCCAAGTTGATATTTCGTTTTTTTACCCCTTGTTCGCTGCAAATTTTGAGAAACAGCTTTCATAGATAGATGCGGATCTGACGCAATGATTCTATCAAGCTTGTCAACTTTGTTATCAAAATATTTATTGATATACATTCCATTCAATGTGCTCTGAGCAATAATTATATCATCAACGATAGTATCATAATACTCATTAAATGCAATTGCTTTCCAATCGGATTCTTCGGAAAATAAATCTCCAAATTTTACCTCCACAGAAGATTTATTGATAGTGAGTAATATTGAGTTTCTTTTGTTTGCGTATATCCAGATACTTATATAGATCAACAAAAAGATTCCAATTGCCGTTATACCAAAAATAGTTTTGTATTTTTGCTCAATGTCAACGAATAAGAATATGATTGATGTTACTACACTTACAGCGCTGAGCAATCCATAAAACCACTTAATGATTTGTCTATCAAAGAGTTTAACCTTAACTTTAATTTCGTTTCTCATTTGACAATCTCCCATGTCACATAAGCATCTCGTGAATAAACATTTCTTCCACTTGACAAATGCTCACCATTTATGGTAAATCGGGGGATAGCATTCATTAATGGCTCCTTCTTAAATCCAACATGGATAGCCTCCGTACCTGGCATATTAATTCTTGTTGATAAAGCAGTAGGCCACATAACGGATAAATCATCATCCACATTCCATATAGCTGAGTATGCCGGATATGCAATAATCAGCGGAATCTTGTAGTTGTCAATAGCCTGTTCAATTTCGTAAGACAATACGCTGCCGCTTTTTCTTGTATTCTCAGAAAGAATGACAACCATATTCTTTGATGCACTCAAACGTTCCCGAATACGAGCATACAGTGTTGCTCTCGAACTTGAATCTCGAACAGCATAAGTTTTCTCATGACTGTTTGTTATCTTAAAATCAATCTGTTTGTTGGCACTCCAAGCTTGCAATAAAGAATAATAGCGAAAATCAGATTTAGATGGGTCTGCTTGACCCAATCCATCAAAAGCTACATATGTTCCTGTCCTGTTCATTCCGGTGTTCCTCCTAATAAGTTTTTATCGTGTTTATTACAGCGTTTTCAATTTCGTCTAATTGCTATAAGGTGAAGCTGACAATTCTGATTTGTCTAATTCCTTATTCACGTTGAGTCAAGCTGTTTTCCACAGTCTCTCTGACAGCCGCATTCACAATACTCTTGAGTTCATCCTTGCTAAGTGTTCTACCTTTTTCTGCAGCTATATGTTTTTGTTTCTTAACCGTTCTAACAACTTCCATAATGTTTCTTGATCTCTCATGTGATAGATATTCTTCTTCAATAGCATCCCGCCTTGCAGAACACTCCGCACACAAATCTATATCTTCAAATGGAACTTCACCCCAATTAAACTCCTCAGCATTATTCACATGAACCATACTGCCACAATCCTTGCACAAAACATAGATATTTCCACACGTCATTGGGACAAATGAAATTGTTCCATTCTCGTTT